AACTCGACCTGCTTGTCGTGGGCTATAACCTTTTTCGGTTTTACCCAAATAACCAAACAGCCCCCAAGATAACCCGCCCATGTGGCATGATACAAGGTTGCCTTGCCTGCGGAATTTAATGTAAGCACCAGGCTTTAGGTTTTTAGTCACGGCATTTACCAAACCAGTATCTCCATCGGTGACCATCCATTTTCCGTTGCGTTTTTGCCATTTCCATGCGCCCACTCGGCCGCCATCTGACGATTCATAAATGGTGCCATCCGGCTCATTTCCTGCTATTTTTCCGTCCGTTGTATCTGGTTTATCAGGTCGTCCATTTCCAGTGATTGTTGATGAATCACTGGATTGGCTGCTACCACCGCTACCATCTGGAATTTTTTTCTCAATTCGCTTAATCTCTGTTCCTACAAATTCAGCGAATTCTGATATGTTCGCTTGAAATGTCATTATTTGTTATAACCTTTATTGTATGCGTCTTTTAAATTAACACCGTCTAGAGCTGTGAACTTCTGGCTAAGCGTAGTTAACGATTCATTAGCTTGTGAGATTTTTTGAATAAGCTTATTCAAGCCATCTTCACCTGTTTTCATGCCGTTTAACGCATCGGCTAATTCCTTGATAGTATCTAATTCAGTCGCTACGTTACCGCCTAAGATTTCGCTTTTCGCATCGGTTTTAGCTTGATTTACAAGCTCAAGGATTTTCTTAGCGGATAAGGTTGAAGTTTCATTAGTCGCACTGTCATTAATGCCCGCTGCACTGCCAGATAAACTTCTGACAGATTGATATAATTCATTGATTGCACCAACAAGCGTTGTTTTTTCTGTTGTGCTTAAAGTTGTTAAATTGCCGATAAGTTTAGTAATTTCCTTATCTTTCATGCCTACAAATTCGGCAAATTCAGTTAAAATTTGTGTGATGTTTTGTTGTGCCATTAAAGCGCTCCGATGTTGTAGTGAATTATTAATTCGTTGATGTTTGGTAGTTTTCTTGTGTCAAGATCGCCGCATATATTGGCATAGCCTTTTTGGACGGTGATTTTGTGCTGTTGTTTAGGTTTGAGTGTCACTTTATGCTTGGCTTTCGCCTTAGTCTTTATACACATTTCACCCCCTTGTTACATCCCGTTTTAACCGCACTTTGCCACCGCAAAGGGTGCTAATTAATCCGTTCTTGTCAGTTTGTTGCAAATCCCAACTCGCCACAGCCCAATCTGCATTTTCTGTTTGATCATGCGACACATGCAGTGTGATTTCGTTTTCTTTCACCGTTAAGCCATTTGATGTTGATAGCTTAATGGTTTCTGATTGACTTCGTTCCGGCACGATATGCAAATCAAATTGACTCCCTGTAAAGTCCATTGGGGTGTCGTCGTCATTAGTGAAAATGAGCGTTTCGAATTCATCATCCCCACGTATCCAATCAAAAATTATTTCACTCATTTTGTATTACCTTGATTGAACCGATAATCGCGCTGTTTGCCGCTTATTTCGCTTTCGTATGCGGTTTTGCAATGGTTTTTATCTCTAAACAGCCAATTAATAAAACGATAGAGTACGCGCCAGCGTTTTTTTGGTTGTTCGGCTAATATCGCCCCGCGATAGGTGCGACTTGATAATGTTTCGTCTGCTGCGCCGCCTGTTAAGGCGTTGAATAATTGGTCAATGGCGATGATGTTGTGATAAGCGTATAATTTTAATTTGCTTGGAATTTCCATTCTTCAATTTCCTTTTCAAGTGCGGTGAGTTCTTCCAATGTTTTCGTGGCAAGCAAGCGATCTTCAAACGCCTGTCTTTGTCCAATAATGACACCAATAGCGACCGCAAACTGTGATGCTTTCTCAATAACTTTCTCAACCAATACTTCAAAAGGAACGCCACGCACTCTTGCGATTTGTTTAAGCATTGGTGTGTCAACTTTATTATCAGCTTGCCACGCTAAGGCTTCTTTCTCTTGGCGATAAAAACTTTCGATTTCCGTCTGCGGATAGCCAATAAGAAGATTTGTTTTAATCTCATCGGCTTTATTGGCTAATTTATTCAATAGAGATTCTTTCTTCTTGGCAAATAGAGCATCTTGCTTTTCTTTTGAAATAACCCAATCATTACCATCCCATTCATGTGATGGTGTTGGTCTAGCCGTGGTTGTTCCAATTTTTCCATTGTTATCAATAAAAAGCAGACAGCCACGATTTCTTGCGTCAATTAAACGGATAAAATCTTCTTCCGATACTTCAATCATGTTTTCTGTAATTTGATTTACTTCATCGTTATAAAACACATCTGTTTTTGCATCATAAAAATAAGCCATTTCTTTAACTCCCGATTGCGAAAAATAAGAAGGATCCCATGTCACGTCTTGACCATGCTCTGAATGATGTATTGTTGACATCGCGGACCACTATAATTTCCCCATCATCACTATACGAACGTTCACAAACAAAGACTTGACCAACACTATTGAATGCAATCGGGAATTTATGAACCCCAATTCCGTCCACTTCCCCCCATTGAATAATTAAACCGCTAGGGAGTTTTGTCCAACCTGTTTGACCTAAAGAATGGGAATATCCTTGCTCCGCTGCGTTCGGCCATCTAGTCGCAAATGCGGGCTTTCCATCTATTTTGCTCCACGGGGTTGTTCTGTCCTCAACCCAACTTCTATATGCCACTGTGTCGCCATTATTTCTAATATGCGGAAATGATAAATAGACATTGTCTCCCTTATCAGGGATATAAATCATATTAAATCGTCGATTATCATCCGTGGTCGGGTTAGGGTGGGCTTCTAGTTGCCAATATCCTGACAATGCTTCGAATTGAAAAGCGCTCCATCCACCTGACGGATTTTTTGCTCTCAATGCGCCGTTTATTGTTGTATTGCCTGTTTTCGGTACTCGATTATTGGCGTTATTATTAGCATTATCTGCCGCCGATTTCGCCTGATTGGCACTTGTTTGTGCTGCATTTGCCTTATTCACGCCATCATCTGCGGTTTTCTGTGCATTATCTGCCGCCGATTTCGCCTGATTGGCACTTGTTTGTGCTGCATTTGCCTTACTCACGCCGTCATTTGCGGTGCGCTGTGCATTATATGCTGCTGAATTCGCCTGATTGGCACTTGTTAGTGCTGCATTTGCCTTACTCACGCCGTCATTTGCGGTGCGCTGTGCATTATCTGCTGCCGTTTTTGCTTCAACTCCTTTATCGTAAGCTGTTTTGACGGCTGACGATGTCGCCACATTGTCATTACTGTTGCTAGTGACGGAATTTGATTTTTTGCTGTTTGGAATGTAATTGCCAAGTGCGAGTTGAACCGTGCTGATGAGTTGTGCAAGTTTTTTACCGGCTCTTGCAGACAATCCCAACTTGTTACTATCAAGCCCCGTGTCATCGGTGAGTTGCACAATACCTGCTTTTGTTGTATCGGCTTTTTCGATTTCGTGTGTATGCCCGCTTTCATCAAAGCCATTTGTTGTTGATGATGTGATTTTTTGTGGGTTTAATTGCTGACGTGTAACAAAGATCACCGAATTATCAATGCTTAATGTAACGGCTTGTGAATTGCTGACTTTTAAAATCATCCGCAACACTTGCACTTTGCCGCTTCCGCTTTCGAGTGTTGGCTTAAAACTTTCAGGCGCATTGGCATAAGCCACTAATTTGTTTGCGCTATCGAAAACGCCCATTTCTCGGATATAAAACCCGCCCACATCTTCTGGGATGGTTAATTCAATGATGATTTGCTTGTTGTTGCGTGGATCGAGTGACACGGCACTGACATTTGCGCGGTGTGTCTCTTTAACCAACGCTGTGCGGTCTGCCGTTGGTGTAACGGCTTGCCCGTTACCATCGCCCACGGCAAATCTTGATAATCTAAGCGGCTGATTAGTTGCTAAAGCTTTTGCAAAAGCTTGTGTGCCGTAGTTGGTTAATACTGTGAAATATTGTGCTGTCATATAAATCCTTAAATAGGGTAAACGCTGACGATTTCGCCTGTTTGTTGCCCAAAGAATGTATTCATTGTGCCAGTTGGTGAAATGGCGATGGCGAGCTGTGATAAATGGCGTGAAACAGGTTTTACATCATTAATTAATCGCACTAATTCGTTGTAAGTTTGCTCATTCAATCCTGTTTCCGGCACTTCCACGGTAATGCTAAACGTGCCTGCTTTGCCTTGCGGTTTTTGATTGAACCATTCTTTTAATTCAACAAGATATCCTATTGGTTCGATCACTCGTTTTACGGCGGCAATGGTGCCTTTGTGTTTATGCACAAAAAAAGATTGTTTAATAGCAATGCGTTTGACTTCTTCGTTCCAATCTTCGTCCCATTTGTCCACCGAAAACGCCCATGCCAAATAGGAAAGAAGCTCCGATGGACATCTGTCAGGGTTGATCAAATCAGCAATAATGACTGGATTTTCAACCGCACTTTTTAAAATTTCTGCGGCTCGTTTTTCCAGTTTTGTTGATCCTGTTGGCAATAGGTGACTAGTAATCATCACTTGTTACAATCTCAATATTAATATTTGTGCAATAGCCTGATTTTGAGCTAGGCAAAACAATATCAGCTGTTGGGGCGAGTAATTCCACTCGCTGAACGCCTTCAAGGTGTAGTGCGGCATAAATCCCCGACAAGCTAATGTCTCGCCCTAGTCTGCGTTTTTCTGCGGCGTATGCGGTGAGTTTTTTCATCGCTTCGGCTTTTATCGCTTCATATTCAGGGCCACGATATAAATGCAATTTTGCTCGGATTTCGTATGTTTGGATTATTGCACTTTGCACTATTACACGATCCCCGATTGGTCGGATGTTTTCATCGTTCAATCTTTCTCGGACGGCTTTCAACACTTGTTCACTTGCTATGCCTTGCCCTGTTCGACTTAAAATAGTGACGGTAACATTGGCAGGTTCAGGTGAGACGACTGACACGTCAGCTACATCGGCGTGAGCGGATAAGGCGTGAAACACATAAGCGCTTCTTGGCCCTGCCACTGACATTCCTTCAAAGGCTAGTTGTGTTCTTAATCGTAATTCCACATCATCTTCATAGATTGCTGGCTTTGGTGGTGTCGTCGAGTTATCTTCTGCTTGAATAAGTAAGCGTTTTACATTGTAATTTGCGGCGATAACATCTAAATCACTACCTGTTGCATAAGCAAGCATTGTTGCCTGTGCGGCTTGATTGATGCGTGTTCGTTCAAGCAGTTGCAAATAGACAACTTCTTGTAAGAGTTTTGTAATTGGTTCGCTTTCAAGGCTTAAGCGAGACTGCCAGAAAGCGCGTTCTGATTCATCAAATAATTTGATGAATTCTTGTTTTCTTTCCGCAAGTAAGGTTTCAAAATCGAGATCTTCTAAAACTTTTGGTGCGTCCAGTTTTGATAAATCAACTAATTCGCTCATTCTTACCGCCTAGCCATACATCATCATAATTGATGACGTTGTTTTGATTTCTTGTTCTGCCCACGATTGAGCAAGTGATGCCGTTTTCTGTAAGTTGTGGTTTAAATTGGCTAATCGTCACCCGGGGTTCCCATTTGTGCAATGCCATCACCGCACTTGCGGCAAGTTGGAGCAACAAAGCGTGGTTCATTGGTCTGTCAATCAGTTCCGGAATACGGCTGCCATAATCTCGGCGTTGTAAACGTGACCCGATTGGTGTCAATAAAATGTCTGCGATGGACTGCTTAATGTGTTCCGTTTCGCTTGTGATTTTCTCGCCTGTAAATCGATTCATTATTCAGGCTCTCCAGTTTTATCTTTACCTTTTGAAACATCTTTGTGTTTATGTTTCATTTGACTAATCCCGCCCGCGATCATGTCGCCTGTTGATGTCACTTTTCCATCAATATTCATATTGCCTTTGATATTGATAGTGGGGCAGTCAATATCAATTTGATTAGCGGCAGTAATACTGGCGGTTTTGATGCCTGTCACAACCAATGCGCCACTTGATTGGTTGTAAGTGATTTTGGCACCGTCAGCAAATTCAATTACGTGTTCATCTGCTGAATGGCTTGGGCTGTTTTGAGTGTAAAGCCCTGTGATGATGCACGCTGTTGTCAGTTCACCGCTTGCCGCCAAGATGACGCATTGTTCGCCTTGTGTTGGCGGTGACCATGTTTTTGTCGTGCCTGATCGCATTGTGATGAATGGGATGAAATCCGTTAATATTTCACCGCACTTTACCCGTGCTTTTGCTTGTGCATAATCGACTTCGGCAATTAAGCCAAAGCGGATAATGCTTTCAATTCTGCGGTTGTTATCGGCTGACATTGGCGGATTTCTGCTTGTAATAATTGCCCTTATTTTTGGTGAGTTTGTTTAATTTTGCGAGTGTGGGGTAGTGTGAAAAGAGTGGTAACAAAAAAGCAAGTCAGGCGACTTGCTTATTCTGTTCGGTCAATGATTGGATTGGGAGTATCCCATTCGCGTGGGAATGGTTCGTGTTGTGGGGAAAAAGCGATAATCACAATATGTTCATCTGATATTTTTTGATAATGAATTACAGGCCCTGATGTTTCACCGTCCAAATTCATTTTTAGCCCACTCATAGGGCTATATCTAGATCCTTTATTGTAAGGGCCACAGTGATAATGCCATATTTCGTTTTGTTTATAAACTTCTGTATTTGGAATGTCATTGAGATTATCATTAAGCCAAGATGGTTTATTTTTACCGCTTAATCGTTTCCCTTGTTCAATGGATTGCATAAAATCAAAGATAAGCTGCAATTCTTCATCTGACATGGCTTGAATGTCTTTAAAAAAGGGCGTGTTTAAACGCCCTTCTTGAAATTGTTTCGATAACTCAACCTTCATTGGTTATCCTACATCATCACTGCTTTTTTGAAATCATCAAAAGAATCTGATGATTTGTAGGTGTATCCAGCATCTTCAGGTGTACGATAAATGCGTGATAAAACCACTTCATCTGATTCTTTTTTGTATTTTTCTGATTTCACAATATTACAAAACATATGCATTTTATTACTTAAATTATTTAATTCTGAAACAAGTGTAGGATGGTTCAAATCAAATTGATTCATTTCTGAAATAATATTTGTAATTAGATGATCATACTCATTCGTTTTTTCTTCTAGAGATTGGATATCATTTGTAGAAATCACATTAAAAGCTTGCGGAGCTAGCGAAATAGCAAAGTCCGTCAATGCTGAAGTAACTTGCACAAGATTTATTGCATTACTTGCAAATTCATAAAATGCTTGCTTCTCTTGAGGGCTTAATCCTAGTTTCTGAACGCTAACAATCTGCACTGTTTCTACTGATTTTATTTGAATGTTTAATGCAGCAGGGACCACAAGACATGCAGAAATCGCCGCTGTTTTTAATTGCTTAAAAATAGGTTCTAAGCCTTCAAAAATAGGGTTTAATGATAGATTCGTCATAAGTCACCAAAGAATAAAAGTTTGCGAAGTTTACAACTTTTTAAAGAAATATAAAACTATTTTCTACAATGTGCAACAAAAAAGGGCTTTCGCCCTTTTATTTTTATGCCCGATCTGTCATTCGACTTCGCATTCTTGCTTGCTGTTGTCGGTTGATTCGTTCAAGCTCTGCGGCGACAAGTTGGGCGATTTGTCGTTCATTTTGCCCTGCTTGTGCATTAATGGTGATATTGACCGCCATTGGTTGCATAGTTTGACTGATGCTTGGACGTGCTGAAATTGGCGGTCTGTTATCCACCTGAATTGGTGCGGCCGTGGCAAGTCCGATACCTAAACCGCCCGCAATTAATGCTTGCTTGCCGTAATTTAAGGCGTTCAGCGTGGCGATGCCTAGACGGTTTGTTGCTTCTTTAGTCATGACATATTCGCCACCGTGAACAATGCCCATCGGTTGGTATTTGCCGCCATTTCCGGTGTAACCGCCTGAAGAGAATTTTCCCATTGTTCCAATTGCAGTATAGGCGACATTGTCTGCCACGCCGTTGATGTTGCCGCGTCCTGCATTTGTTTTAATTTGGTTTATGGTGCTTTCTGCTTCGGTAGAAAAACCTAGCTTTTCTTTTATCCAATTTACGGTATTCATTATGCCTGTTTTGATTGTGTCAAAAGTATTAAAAATACCATCCCCAAGGGCTGACATGATTTTAGAACCGAATGCAGAAAAACTATTTGGCAAATCTACGCCGAACCAAGCCATCACTTGTGCAAATACTTTATAAAACAACCCAAGCGGATCCCAACTTGAAATAGTCGCGGTAATTTTCTCAATCCCTGACGCAAAAAAAACTTTAATGTTTTCCCATCCAGTATTGAATAATTCACACACCCAGTTCCAACCTGTGGCAAATGCTTCTTTTACAACATCCCAGTTTTTAACCAGTAATACTATTGCGGCAATTACGGCGGCGATTCCAGCAACAATCCATGTTAGCGGATTTGTTAATAATGCCGCACTGAAAGCGAGTATGTTTGGAATAATGCCTATAATTGTTTTACCCAGAGAACCTAAAAATAAAGCAGTTCTACCAATAGGAAAGAGTAGGAAGCTAAATGCAGAAGCGAGCGCACCTGTGATACCCACGACGGCAGTTAAAAACACGGCGATTTTCATTAATGTTCCTGTTAGCTCTGGATTTGCTTTAACCCAGTTCTTCACTTTTTCTGTGATTTCCCCTAACTCTGTAGATAATTGTTTTAATTGTGGGGCTATGGTTGCGCCTATTTCTGCGAGTAAATTCGTGAAAGTCCCTGTTGTGGCTTCCCAAATATTGGTTAGCGTACCTAATTGTTCATCTACTCGTTTACGTAAATCGGCTTGTTTTTCCATTTTCGCGGCGAATTCTTCATACCCCGCTTTGCCTTTTTCAATAAGCGTAGATACCACCTGATTGACTTCTGCATCATTACCAAATACGCCTTCAATCACTTTTATGCGTTCTGCAGTATCTAATTTTTTAAGTTTACTTAATTCACTAAATAACTTATCAAATCCACCGAATTCACCTTTACCATTGGTAAAATCAAGATTGATATTTGATCTTAGAAGCCCTTTTTTTCTAAGCTTATTTAATGTGGCCTGAATATCGCCATATTTCATCCCTTTTTGTAACACTTTACGCATGGCGTTACCTGATGCTGAACCGTCCATTCCTGCTTGGTCGAACATAGCAACAAATGGTGCGAGTGCTTTTGCTCCGTCCAAGCCTTTCATTTTAATGGTGTCCATGGCTGAACCAAGATTTTTAAAAGCACCTAGCATATTGGTTGGGTCAACGCCTGCATAAAAGCCTTTTTGGATGACATCCATTAAGCCCATCATGTCTTTTTCAGTGGTGCGTGTGGCGTCTTGCATTTTGGCGGCAAATTCTGCGGCTTGTTTTGGTTGCATTTCAAGTTGTACCGATAGATACGCTGCCGCTTCACCTGTGCCGCCTAAAATCGTTTCCGCACTCATGCCTTGTCTAACGAGCATTGTCATTAAATCTTGGAAATCGGCGGTTGTACCCGGCAATTTATCCCCAAGATTTGTGGCAAGTTTGTTGATTTTTTCAAAATTAGACGAGACTTTCCCATCTTTATCCATCATTGCCACTCTGAGATTGGTTGCGGCAACTTCGGCTTGTGCAAATGCTGCCACAGGTTTGATTACCTGTTCCTTCATCATGGCGTGGGTTGCTAATGCTCTTCCGCCGATGTTGGCATATTGTTCGGCTTTTGTTCTCAACCCATCTACACGTTGTGTATAGCTGTTTTTCTGCCGTGCTTTTTCATTTAGTCTCGATAGTTTATTTCTTTGTTGGTCGATCTCTTTATTTGCGCCTTTCATTTGATTTTGTAAATCTCTTTGGCGTTGCCCTAGTGTGGCGGCGCTTATCCCATTGCGACTAAATTCTGCACGGGTATTTTTTAATTTTGAGATCATTTTTGCCTGTTCAGTTTGTAACTTAGTGACATTCTTTTTGGCTTCATTAAGTTTGTTACTAAATCCCGCTGTAGGTTTAGGCATCGTTTTTAAAGCAGATTCCATTCTGCGCACTTCTGCATAAGCTTTAGATAAAGCTTGCGTGTTTTCGTTAAGTTTTGCTTTTAATGGATTTAATGTCTCTCTATATTTTTTTATTTGAAGTTCATTTTGATTATATTCTTTAGATAGAGATCTTAATTTTGTTTTATTTTCATTTAGAACGTTTGAAAGTTGTTTCGTTGCTTTTTGTGCAGATTTGAATGGGCCAGTTAATTTATCCATTGCGGATAATAACACTTGAATTTTTAAATCTTTGCTCATATTATTTACCTATAAAGTAATACAAATAAGGGGTGAATGATGGAACGTGCAATAGATTGGGTTTTATTCATTGGTATTTTTATTGTTTTCCCAACGTTGGCTTATCAAATTCATGCAGAATTGCCAGATATTAGTTGGTACACTATTGCTTTATTCTCGTTTATTGGGTCAGGATTGATTTGTGCAATTTTCGTCACTCCGCTTGTCGCGATTATTGGCGGCATCTTTGGTATGTTTACCAGCCATTAGAGGCTACCTTCTGCAATCGCTTTAATCACAAATCTTTCAATCATTTCAATATCTTCTTCGCTAAAGCCCAGTAATTCCCGCTGGGCATATTTCACTTTGAAATCCTTATATTTAGATGGACTGCTATATAATCCATATTGGTGAATATTTGCAATTGCTGCATCCCCGCCATAAAAACCAAGTGAAATGCCTTCTTGTTCATATCGAAGTTTTAAATGGGATGGTGAGACTATTTTCTTGAACATCAGCTGATTTTTTATTCTGCCTTTCTTTTTGCTGAATTGTTTTCTTTTTTTGCGCGGTTCAAATGGTGATCCATCTAGGTTTTGTTGTGCTTTAATTCTTCTACGCTGATTTCTCGCTAATTCCCGCCCGATTTGTTGATAGAGTAAACGTCTCCGTGGTTTACTGATATTTTTTAATAAATCTGTAAATGCGAGTTTTACTTGCTCAATCCCATCGCTCATTTTTATTTTTCACTTTTAAAAATTAAATTTTCATCCGTAATTTCGCCTAAGTAGATACTTAGTTTCCCTAATGTTTCCCATTCCGGTGCGGTTGGTTCTGTGGCGTAAGTCATCTGCACGTTTTCGCCAACTTGTTTTGCCACAACGCGTTCTGTAAGTTGGATTTCAAAAGATACGTCCGCTGTGTTGTTATTGTTGTAATCCATTTGGAATTTAAAGGCGTTTTCGCGCCGTTGCGGATTTTCGAATAGTTCAGGTTGGTTTTTTCGTAAGTACGCATTAATCGGCACGATTAGGCTTGCAATATCAAAGGCAAAATCGGTGATGATGATGTTTAGCGTGTAACGATACTCAAAACTAAGTGATGTGCTGCCAGTTGCAACAACTTGACCGCCGTCAACATAAAGCTGTAAGCGGTCAGGATTTTTCACAAAGTCTTGGTGACTTTGCTCAAGGATTTTGCGCAGTTGGTTTGGCTTTCTCATTTTCTGAAATTCCGCTGTTGCATTTCATATTTTTGCTGACAATCCACGCAACGGGTTACGCCTTGAATTAATTGGCGGCGTTTTTCAGGAATGGGGATGTCGCAATCTTCACAATAAAACGCACTGATTGCTTTAAAAGTGCGGTGTTTTTGTAACGCAATATCACGTGTCATTTGTTCGAGTTCTTGCGCACGGTCGAATTGATCTGTCATTGTTTTTCCTGTTTATTAAATTCATCAATGCATTTCTTTAATGCTTGATTTTCAACAATGCATACACTTAGCTTTTGTTGGCTTTGTAGATAGGCGTTAGCCAAATCGCCGTTAGTTTTAATTGTGGCGGCAAGTGGTGTACATTCTGCAACTTGCGGGCACAGAATTGGCTGTTTAATGATTTTCGGTGCTGTTGAACACGCCGCTAACATCATCAGGGATAAAAGTGTCAGCCCAATCTTGGTGTTTTTTAAGTGCATTTTTTAAATCCTGTGTTTGCTTGGTTTGAGAGATTTTTAACTGATTAATGGCTTCCGTGAGTGCTTTTTGTTGCTCATTGAATTTATCCACGCTTTCATTTAAGGCAACGTAAGACGCTTCCCATTGTTGTTTTAATTGTTCCTCTTTGGCGGCTTCGGCTCGCCAGTGGTTGGCTTGCCACCCTTGAAACAGGATAATTGCCACAAGCATGAGCGGGCCAACCAATAAAATGTATTTTTCTTTTTTCGTTAAGAACCCAAACATAATGCTTTCTCCTTTTGTCGTCTTTCAATTAAGCCTTTCAGTGGAACGCCGTTTGCATAAATCCATCGTTCAAATTGACCGCACATGGCTTTGCTATATCCTTTTCGTGCCATTTTAAAAAGCATGCTGTTTTTTAGGCGGCCACATCCGACATTGAAAGTGATTGATGTCAATGCATCAAATCCCCCTTGCGGCATAGCTTGACCGTTCGCATAGGTATTCACACACTTTTCGGCTTGTTTAATGCCTTTCGTGTATAATTCCGCCACTTCTTGCAAGGTGTAAATTTTATTTCTGTCAATTCGTTCTACTGCATCCGTTGTGCCAATGCCGACTGTTAAAACATCAGCTGGGCATTGATATGGCTTTTGCATGCAACCTTCTGCATTACCAATTAACAACAAGCCTTTTTCTGATGTTCGAATTTCATTTCCGTGCGTGGCAATAACAAGCCCAACAACCGCCGTGACGGCGCAGACGTATTTTGCGGATCGTTTAATCATGGTGATGGCTCCGTTGGTTCAATTCTTTTTCTTTTAATTCAAAATCTTTTTTCTTGTAATACCAATTTACAAGGAATGTTGCGACGCCGATCACAATACCTGTTGCTGATGCGACGTCAGCCCAATTTACATTTGAGAACATATCGGCAATACGTCCAATTAAGAAGGCGAATATTCCTGATGTGTAAGACGCTCTTGATGGTGTGTCGTGCATATCAGCTCCAAAGTTGTATAGTGTCACTTGCCACGCTGATCTTTTCCGTGTCAGTTTCTGGCAATATTACTGGTGTTCCGATTGGAATGACTGGCTTATCCATTAAGTGCGGGTTTAATTCGCACGCAATTTCTAAAAGTCCTTCACTGCGGCCAAAATAGCGATAAATAATGGCGTCCAAGTTGTCATTTTGTTGTGCGTAAACTTCCATTAAATTAACTCCGCATCGACCCGTCTTTTGCCGATGATGTCACTAATGGCAAAGCGTGCGTCTCGTCTTAATTCGTTGATGCTATCTTTGAGTAAATCCATTTTCTTTTCACCATCGTTTGTGCTGTCATAGCTTGCGTAACGCTCGTAAAGGTTAGCCAGTGCCAAACAGTTCACTGCGCGTTTATAGCGATAAATCAACACGCTTTCGCCGTTGACTGATGGTGCGGGGATTTGTTCAAGGAAGTGATGTTCGCTTTGTGCTTTGAATGTAGATAATTCATCATTTACACTGGCGATGGCTTCAATCAATGCATCTTGCAAGCGTTGTTCAGTGACTGTGCCGTCTGCTCGATATTGATTGCGAAAAGCAGAAAGAGAAATGTCAGGGAAAAAATCATCGTTCCGAATAATATCTTCGCCTATTCCGTAATCTTCCAGTTGTTTTTGCACTGCGTCCATCTCATAGTCAGGGGCAAGTTTTACTGATAGAGATCCGTCGCTCATGTTTTCCCTTATAAAAAAAGTCGGGTGAGGATTAAATTAAGCACGGCCAAAAATCCGTCAGAATTTGACCGCACTTTTAATCCGCCCGACGGGTGCGTTGTTTGCTCGTTATCAAATCCGATTATTCATCGGCTTTGCTTAATTTTTTGCGTAATTTTTTAATGTCGCCTTTCACGCCAATTTTCTGATCTAACCCTAAAGCACGTTCAAGGTATTGCAAGGCTTGTTCAGGATTCTTTTCAACCAATAACAAGCCTAATTCACGCAACAATCGCGCACGGCTTTCATCTGGCATGTCACATTCAGCGGTGATGCGTTGTACTTGCTCTAAGTACGACACTTCGAATGGCTGATTGGCGGCTTGTGCGGCTTTTGCTTGGTCGGCAAATTCTTCCGCCAATAATGTGCCAAGTGTTCGTGTGAACGGTTCAGGCAAACGCAAATCATGGAATACGGCATAATCAGCAATCTGCAAGGCAAGGTGATATTCCCCGCAGTCGATTGCCCACACGCACCATGTCATCAAGACATTATCTTGTTTGCCTGTTCCGGCAGATAACGCTCCTGTAATCCATGGCAGATAGTCAGGCAAAATTTGCTTTTTAAATGCGGCTTTGCGTTCTGTCGATTGGATGTTTTTCAAATCCTTTCGATGTCGCGCAAGAATACGGCTCATTTTTTCGTATTCCGTGAAGTCGCTTAGATCTTCAGTTTCTGCCGCATTAGCGATAGCGGCAGAAACTTCAAGAAAGTGACGTTTAGTTGGTCGCATTATGATTACGCGTGAGTTGATGCATCAAGAACGGTGATATTCTTCGCCATCGCCACGGCTTCGTAGTTTTCAACTACATAAGCTTCATTGGATGACAAGTAATCTTCCACACGGTTGCGTTCCGGCACGTCTTTTAAGTGACGGCGCATACGTTCGTCTTGCACATAGATTGACAAGTTGTCAAGTGATGTCACTAACACAGTGCCTTTCGGGAAGAATGGCACAGTTACGGCTTGTAAACCGCCAACACGTTTTTGACTGATTACAGCATCGCCTGCCGCTTGTTCGCTTGGTTTTGATTGGTTGATAAGCGGGAAGTATTTGTCCGCTAATAAGTCGCTACCCATAATCGCCACAAGTTTTGTGTCGTCACGGTATTGGTCAGGAATGAAATCTTCTTTTAATGCAAAGACTAATGCATCAAGATTTTTGTATTCTTTACCTTCACCGATTTCGATTTTGCCTGTGCCGCTTTTCGCTTCCTTCATCACACGTGGAGTGGCTTTTTCTTCGATTTGAACTAACCAACCTTTATTCACGTCTTGCAACAATGGATTTGTTGCGCGGTTGGTTGTTGCAGCCACGCTTGTGCCATTCCAACCGATCATAATACGGTCTAATGCAATGCGTTCTGCTTTAAGTTTGCCAACACGTTCCGCAAAGTTAGGGAATTTAGCCCAACTGTCTAACGTTGCATAGTTTAAATGCGTGTCAAAGTTGGTTTGTTCGCACGAATATAAGTTTTCTTGCAAATTGTGAATGTCAGTAGTTTCACGTGCTTTGGTGTTGGTATCTGTGCGGCTTGCAACAGGTGAAAGTACGCCTAAACGCAATGCGGAACCTTTCATTTCAGTAACAGGCACAACATTGATGCGTTTTAAGAAATCGGAACTTTCAAGCACCGCGTTTTCTAATTTTTGCTGCATTGTTGGTGTGACGGTGAATTGCCCGCCATTTGCAACAAATGCCACATCTTCGCCGTTATCTTGTGCGACACCTTCAATGTAAGCTTGGAATTTTTGTTGGGTAAATTTATTCATTTGGTTTTTTTCCTAAGATAAATTAAAAGAAGCGGCCGTCAGTTTCAGGTTTTTCACCATAAACTAATGGGCGTGAGTTTTCGGCTTGTGCCGGCTTTTGTTTGAGTTCTTCAAACGTTGCATTAATTTCGGCATTGCCCGCTTTCATTTCTTCAATTGAGCTTTGTTGATTTGCAAAATCACCTTGAAGTGCGGTCAATTTTTCCAAGATGTCTTTTTGTTGCTCGGCTAAAAGCTCAATGGCACTGGATTGGTCGGCAAAGCGTTTATCATCCGATTTTTCTTTTTTCGCAAATAACGCTTTGATTTTTTCCAACACAGATGGGCTTTTTTCTGCTTCTTCAACAAATTCCAATTCCGTTTCAACGGCAGCGGTGAAGATGTTTTCCGCTTTTAATTTGCGAGCATTTAAGCCATTGTGCGAGAAACTTAACATCTCTGTGCCTAAGCTTGCCGGATTATCTGTAACGGCTAAACCGACTAAGTATGCCTTGCCTGTGTCTGCAAAATTGGTGTCAATTTCAACTGATGTGTAAACTTTTTGACCTTCCTTATTTAAGGCAATGAGTGCATCAGTTGGTTGAAGTTCGGCTAAAAGCTGTAACTTGCCATCTTCACGTTCTTCTGCTTTCACGGCTAAGACGTCACCAAAGCAATGAGCATTGGCAAGTTCAGGGAGATAGACAGAGAATTTGATATGGTCAAGATTGATGCGTGCGCCGTAGGTGTTTTTTGGATCATAACTTTCAGCCATTTCTTCAATCCAGTTGCGCTGAATTGTGCGGCCGTCAGTTGTTGCCCCTTCTGTTGCGACAACTACCCATTTAGATTTTTTTGCCATTGGTTGTCCTTTCTGTGGTTGGTTTGGCTCAAAGATTGCCATTATTCTGAAAGGTTTAATTTTTGCGGTCTATGGGTTGTTTTTGTTGCTTTTCTGTTCACAGGTGAGCTGTAAAGACTAACTGCAAGCCCCTTTCTATTATGCGGTTGTAAATTGAAAGGATGATGAATGGACGAACAAGTTATCAATCAAGCTTCGCCCGATGTAACGGCGGAAATAAAAAGAAAAGCACAACAGATGTATTTTAGCGGTTATAAAATCGCTGAAATTTCTCGTCAGCTTGATATTGCTGCTTCCACGATTTCAAGTTGGAAAGATCGCGAAAAATGGGATGATGTCGCCCCCGTTGGGCGTGTTGAATTAGCCCTTGAAACAAGATTGAATTTGCTGATTGCCAAAGAAGAAAAAAGCGGGGCAGATTATAAAGAAATTGATTTGCTCGGTCGCCAAATGGAACGCATGGCGAGAGTGAAAAAATACTCTTTCGGTGATGGCAATGAAGTGGATTTAAATCCGAAACTTGCAAATCGAAACAAAGGCGAACGGAAGAAAGCAGAACAAAATGCTATTGATCAGGAACAAGAAGAATTACTGATCAATGGCTTTCTTGATGGGATGTTTAATTATCAGCGTGTTTGGCATAAAGCAAAAGAAAACCGCATTAGAAATATTTTAAAAAGCCGACAAATCGGGGCGACTTACTATTTCGCCCATGAAGCCTTTATTGACGCATTGACGACTGGACACAATCAAATCTTTTTGTCTGCCAGTAAAAAACAGGCGTTGCAGTTCCGTTCTTACATTGTGAACTATGCCAAGCAAACAGCGGACGTGGATTTAAAAGGCGAAACCATCAAATTGCCAAATGGGGCAGAATTGATCTTTCTTGGTACGAACTCCGCCACGGCGCAGTCTTACCACGGCAATTTATATTTTGATGAAGTGTTTTGGGTGCCTAAATTTGATGTGATGCGTAAAGTGGCATCAGGTATGGCAGCGCAAAAGATGTATCGCCAAACGTATTTTTCAACGCCGACCACGATTGCGCATCCCGCTTATGCTTTTTTCTCTGGAAAAGCATTTAATAAAAATCGGGCCAAGGCGGACAAAGTAGAAATTGACATTTCTCACGAGAATTTAAAAAGCGGGAAACTTTGTGCTGACAGACAATGGAAGCAGATTGTTAGCATTTATGATGCGATGGAAGGTGGGTGCAACCTATTCAATATTGATGACCTGATCGCAGAAAACAGCAAAGAAGAATTTGAACAGTTGTTTTTATGCCAGTTTGCGGATGATAACACGTCTGCGTTTAAATTTGCCGACCTGCAACTTTGCCAAGTGGACAGTTTGGAAGAATGGCACGACTTCAAGCCATTTTATCAACGCCCATTCGGTAATCGTGAAGTGTGGTTAGGTTATGACCCCGCCTTTACTGGCGACCGTGCAGCGTTGGCGATTATTGCCCCGCCTAAAGTGGAAGGCGGTGATTATCGTGTTTTGCATTGGCAAACATTTCACGGCATGGATTATGAAGCACAAGCGAGCAGAATTAAAAATTTCTGTGATGATTACAATGTCACCCGCATTGTGATTGATAAAACTGGGATGGGTTCTGGCGTATTCCAAGAAGTTAAAAAATTCTATCCAATGGCAATCGGTCTTGATTACAACGCCGATTTAAAAAATGAGATGGTATTAAAAACGCAAAACTTAATTCAGAAACGCCGCCTTAAATTTGATGGTAACGAAATCATCACCAGTTTTATGACAGTTAAAAAACGTATCACCGGAACAGGAAAGATTACTTATGTTTCTGACCGTTCAGAAGATGCAAGCCACGGCGACTTATCATGGGCAATTATGAACTGCATTTTAAATGTGCCTTATGGTTTAAACGGCGATGTGTCAAGTAACCAATCAACCATTTTCACTTTTGAATAGGATTACCAAATGAGTAAAAAATCAAAAAAATCAACCGCACTTTCTACGGGGAATCAAGCACAGGCGTTCAGCTTTGGTGAACCCATTCCCGTGCTTGACCGTGCAGAAGTATTGAATTATTTCGAAAGCGTGTTGATGTATGAGAAATATTACAACCCGCCAATTAATTTAAGTTATCTTGCCAAAGCCTTAAATGCATCTGCACATCATAACAGTGCGATCACGGTGAAGAAAAATATTTTGCTTTCTACCTGTAAAACGACCGCACTTTTACCACGCACGCAGTTAGAAAAACTGGTGCAAGATTACTTAGTATTCGGTAATGCTTACCTTGAAAAAGTTGAAAACACATTCGGGAAAGTGATTGCGTTAAAATCGCCCCTTGCAAAATATATGCGCGTTGGCGTGAAGAAAGGCATTTTTTATCAGATAGTTAATGGCTTTGATGAATATGAATTCCCGAAAGATGCAGTGTTTAATCTGATCAACCCTGATGTGAACCAAGAAATTTACGGCGTGCCGGAATATTTAGCGGCATTACAATCAGCTTTCTTGAATGAAAGTGCCACATTGTTCCGCCGCAAATACTATTTGAACGGTGCGCATGCGGGGTCGATTATTTACATGACTGACCCAACGCAAAACAAAGACGACATTGAAGCGATCAAAACACAAATCCGACAAACAAAAGGCACAGGAAACTTTAAGAATTTATTTGTTTATATTCCAAACGGGAAGAAAGACGGGATGCAAGTCATTCCATTGTCTGATGCTGTGGCAAAAGATGATTTTTTAAATATAAAAAATGCAAGTCGTGATGATGTATTAGCGGCCCACCGTGTGCCACCGCAATTAATGGGCATTGTGCCTAATAATACAGGCGGTTTTGGTGATGTAGAAAAAGCAACGCGAGTATTTTTTATCAATGAAATAATCCCACTGCAAGAACGCTTGAAAGAGATTAACAGTTGGGTAGGGGAAGAAGTGATCACGTTCACCGAATACAAATTGCTACAATAGATCCTTTTCAAAATAAACAGCCCGCAGAAATGCGGGTTTTTTATTGCTCAAATAGCCTTTTTGTCTTGTATAGTATTAATATCGTCCCATTGTATTATATCAAATCAATCAACAAAACAAACTTTAAAGCCCTGTTTTAACCCGATTTTTCGCCCAAATGCACGCATAAAAAATCGCAGACAAAACCTCGCTACGCCCGCACAGTAAATGTGTGTGTTTCAACGCAATTTTAGATCCTTTACAAAGCCTTTTCAGATCTAACGCTTTCAAAATCCTTTTATTCAGATTCTTCAACGCAAAATAACGCAAGTAAATGCAAATTTTGATGATATAATCGTCGTCCTAAAAGGCAAAAGATCATCTGAATTGGCGTCTTGTTTTTTATGGTAGTAAGCGTGGTAGTAAGCTGTTTTTAACTATTTAATATATCTTTTAAAAACAAAGTGATATTTATCTAGATCAGTTTTCGCCAGCTCCACCACAAAATAAACCTATCAAGTCCTATTAAAGACTTTAAAGCCTTGAAAATAATGACTTCAAGGCTTTTTTATTGCACTTTTAACGTCTATCAAACTCTCGAATTTGAGTAGTACGTTAATAGTTGGAACTTATTGATTGGTTAAATTGTTGCATTACTAAAGTGCTTCGTAATCGGTAAATTATTAGATAAAGGAGAAAAAATGAATATTTTATTACTAGACAGTGGTAAAGAGTTTGGTCATTCACATGGCGAGTTGAACCACACACTTCACAAAAAAGCGAAAGAAGTTTTGACCGCACTTGGACACAATGTAAAAGAAACTGTGATCGATGCTGGCTATGATGTTGAAGCAGAAATCGAAAAATTCTTGTGGATGGATGCAGTGATTTGGCAGATGCCAGGCTGGTGGATGCACGAGCCTTGGACAGTGAAAAAATACATAGACGAAGTATTAACCGCTGGACACGGTAAGCTTTATCACAGTGATGGACGTCATCGTGTTAACCCAACTGAA